AACCGTTACCGGCGTAGACCCGGATGTGTTGGAGACTATTGTCGATGTATTTGCACCGCCAGCCCCGACGCTTAACCCACCTTCATTTGTGACGCTGCCGTCTACCTCTGTTCCTGTTATCGTTATCGTTCCGCCGTTGGCCGACGTGCTTTCCGATACGGCGACAATACCAGCCCCGGCAATTGTAACCCCGGCGGCGGTAGAGGTGTTCGACGTTAGCAGCGCATCGTTTGATCCGCCGGAACCTACGCCCAAAACGCCCTCGTTTGTAATACTGCCGTCTACCTCCGCCGTCAGCACCGTTGCCGGCACCCATGCCGACCCGTTCCACTGCAATACCTGCCCGGTGGTTGCCCCGTTTTGTCCAAGCGTAAGCGTGCCGCCGCTGAAGGACAGCGGAGCGCCAACGGTAGTTCCGACAACGCATCCGGAAGAACCGCGCAACAGGCCGTCTATTGCCGTCGTACTTTGCAGTTCAATCAACATTCCGTCTGTAATATCGCATTGCGCCGATATTGATACCGGCGCAAGCAAAAACAGATGAAACAATAGCCTTCTGATATTCATTATCTGAAAATTCGTATGTATGCGGTCTGCCCGTTCAGGCCCAACGCGCTTTCAAAATCAATACTGTTGTCTGTGTTGTTCACCGTGAAATCCCGTGTCGTTACCGGGTCGGAAGGCTGATAACGCTGCCTGCGGACGTAAACCTCCACGTTGTCGTGTATCGTCGGCAGGACAAGCGTTGCCGTTGAAATGATTACCCGGTTGCTTGATATTGTCCCCTGATACGGATACCATTGTCCCGGAAGGGATGTTCCGGAAAACTCAATACCGTAAGAGGCAAACGGACTGCGGAAGTAGTCGAAGTAGATGCCGCAGGTTGACGAAATGTATGTCCACCCGGACGGCAGGGCGCTGCCCATCAGTGCGAAGGATTCGCAACTGAATTCCCGGACAACGCCGTTTGTATCTACTGCGGTCACGCCTGCCATTTTTTTATGGATAAGCCCTTATTTCTATGGGTAGAGCGTTTAATATTCCGTCTCCATCGGGCACGTCTATTCGGATAGTGTCGTCGTCGGTTCGGCGCACAAAAACCCCGTTGCTTCCGCCGCCGCCGTCGCTTTGCCACTGGCATGTGTACCATGTTTTTGCAGCAAGGAAAGCCCCGGTTTTCGTTATTGTGTAGGTTCCTTCGCCTGCTCTGGCAAGTGTAACTGATCCGCCGAGGGTGTTTTCCAAAACAACGGCGGTAGGGTCGGACGTGCCGGACTGGGAGATTAGAGCAACATAGGTTGTATAGGGAACCCCGCCTCCGGATAGGTTGTCCACGTCAAATTTTCGCAACGCCCCGCCGCTTTCCCATCCAAGCAGAAAGTCCCCTGCCGCCGGCGTGGTTTCTTCCGTCAGGTCGGTTGGCTCAATTTCCTCGTGCCCGCCCTCGCCGGATGTCAAACGCGCCAACAGCACGTTCGGCCCGGACACGTTCAGTTTTGCGTCGAGGGTATCGCCGCTTTCTGTGTATTCCGGGCCTGTTGCCCCTGCTTTGAGTGGTTTTACCTTTGCCATCGCGTTAGTTTACCTTGATCGTCGGCCCGGCACTGAACCGGATAACCGTCGTCGATTCGGCAATCCCGACAATCTGCTGAATGTCGCCCGTTCCCCACGTCAGGGCAGACCACAGGGCGACGCCCCCGGCGGTGGTGTTGGAAAGGAAATACAGTTCCCCCGCCGTCAGGCCGGTAAACCCGGTGATTTTGCCGTCGTTGAAAATGATTGTTCCGCTTGCGCCGTTGGAAATGGCGGACGGCGCAAACCCGACGGCCTTTTTTGCCGGGGTATTCGCGTCGGCTTTCATCACCGTTCCGGATGCGCTGACATACACCAGGTCGCGGGCGCTTATGGCCTCGCCCGCCGTGTACGTTTCCGCGCCCGTCGAACCGTTGGCGGCGGCGGTAATACGCCCCTGCGCATCGACCGTAATGTTTGCGTTGGTGTAACTGCCCGCCGAAACAGCGGTATTGGCCAACTGATCCGGGCCGATAGAGTCGTCAATGACGTTGCCGGTAATTTCGGGGGTTCCGTCCGTGTACGTGAAGTTGATCGTGGAACTGTCGGCCAAAATTGTGCCGACGGAATCCTGCGCCACTTCCGCAAAGTCGGTTATTTTGGCTGCGGTAAGGTCGGGAATATTGGCTACCGGGATCGTGTCCGAAGACTCGAACATTTCGTGGCCGGTTGCTCCCGATTTCAACGGCTTTTGCTCTGCCATGTGTTAGTTTTTTAATATTGAAACTGAAAAGTCGATAAGCAATTTTTTGTCCTCATACGCAACGCCCGCCTTTTGTATCACATCCCCGGAAACCGGCTGCGAATCGAATATTTCGCCGTCAGCCCCAACCCATACCGGCTTGTCTGCCGTAAACCCGAAGGCTGCGTCGCTGACAAGCCCGGCTACCTGGATCGTTACACTGTTCCCGCTCGTTGCGCTTGTTACCGTTATGCCAAAGGCCCTGCCGTGGTGCGTCGAGTCTGTGTTTTGAAAGTACCATGCCTCCAGGCCGTCCACCACCACCACGCGCCCGCTGCTCAAATTTTGCCCTGCGGTATAGGATTTCAGGTTTGCCGACGCCCCCGGCGGCTGCCATTCCGTAACATAGTCCCCGGCCCCCGTTTTCGTCAATACGTCGCCAACGTCCCCGCCATCCGGAACCCCAACGCCCGGAAGCGATGCCGGAAACTCTATTTCAATCGTCGGCTGCGACAGATTGAATGTTATTTCCGTAGATGTTATTTCGACGCTTATATCACTCATGGGGTAATATCAGATGTTACGATTCCGGTCGACCGAAACAGGGTTTTTACCCTGCCGTCAGACGCCCGCGTCCATTCCAGGTCTGTCTTTATTTTCGTTGCGGTAAGTGCCGCAGTTTGCACGGCCGTTATCGTGAACCGGATTTTCCCCGTGCTTACATGCGCTATTCCGGAGCCGACGGACAGGGTTACAATCGGTGTTCCCCGGTGGTCTGTAATTCGCATTGCGAAGGCGTCTGCGGACACGTTTACCAAAGAGCCGTCTTCGCGGATTGTTACGTCGCGGCTCACCGTGTCGCCCTTGTACACATCAAGGGTTATTTGTGCCGGGAAATCCGATATGGTTATTTCAGCCATTATTTTTTGTCAGTTCTGCCGCCAATTCGTCTGAAATCCAGTTCAGCCAGTGGCGGCAATTGTAACGGCCCCTTTCGATAAAAGGGTTGTATGTATCCTTCGTTTTCGGCTCTATCAAATCCGGGTCGTTTTTCCACGTCAACGCCTGTTCCCGGCTGAATACCTTGCCCGCCCGCTTTACGCAGAAATCCCGCGACGTTTCGATTAAAGAACCCTGGTAAATAAAGTATTGCAGTTCGAGTTCGTCTGCCATGCTCGTGTTCACCACTTCGTGCGCCTTGTTATACGTGTCGTATGCGTACTGCCGCCAATACCGCTGTAATGCACCCTCCGTTTCCCGGTTTCCGACAATAAGGTCACGAAACCCGTTTTGGAAATCCTGGAGGCTGCGGCCGCTAACGATGCTGTTTACCACATACGACCGTATTGTTTGCCGCACCGCCTCCGTCTTTCCCAACCTGTCGAGGTATCCGCCCGGTATCAGCGCCCCGCGTTCGTCGATCCCGATAACGGCGCGCAGCAGTGCGATGCTCTTTTGTATCGCCCGAATTTTCGCCTGCCCGTCCGTCGCCTCATAATATTCAACCGTCAAACCGCCGACCTCCAGCAGTTCGGCGGCAAAAAGCCGCAGTTCTGCCGATATGTAATCCCGCTCAAACCGGTTGAACAGCCGCTCAAGCCTCGCCAGCGCCCCGGAAACATCCTTTGCGCCGCCCTTCAGGGTTTTTCCGTCCGTCTTGAACAGGTCGCGGAAAACCTCCAGTACCTCCCGCCAAAACGCCCGCTGCAATCCCTGCACCCGCTTTTCCAGACTTTCAAGCAGTTCGGTAAGCCGCTCGCCAAACCGACCGCCCCACGCCTGGAGGTATTCAATCAGTTCTTGCGTGTTCATCGTCAGTTATTGGCGGGCTGCGCCACCCCGTTGCCCGGTATTGCAATAACCGGCGGCTCGTTCGCCCCGGCCTCGTCCATGTACGTTTTCACCTTTGCCTCAATCAATTCCCGCTGCCGGGCTTCCGGCAGGTTGTAGAAATTCGGGTTTTCCGCCTCCAGTTCCGAAAAGACCATCCCGAACATATAAAACCGGGTTTTGATCCGCGCCGGGACGCTTGGCGATGCTAATGCCATTGCCATTTGTTCTTCGGAAAACCCGCTGAACGGGTTAAACCTTTCCTGAACCGCCCATTTGTTGTACAGGTCGGGCGCGTCGGAATAGATCAAGCGGGATATTTGTTCTTGTATGTGCCGGATGACAGCCGGCCCCGATCCGCTGCGCTTCGCGGTTTCCAGGTCGGCAATCAGTTCGGAAAGGCCCTTCAGTTTGAAATCCTTCGAGAAGATAATGCGGGCGTCCAGGGTCTCAAACAGGTCGGTGAACTTCGCCGTAATGCGGACAAGAAATTGCCACATTTCGGCGTACCCCTGCGCGCAGGTAAACAATGTGTCCTGCACGTTGTCACGGTCGAGCATTTGCCCCGTTGCCGTGCCCTGTATTTGGGCCTGCGTGAACGATTCGGAATTGAATACTACCACCTTGCAACCGGCCGTCAGTTTGTCCACGTATTCGGACTGGAACTTTACTACGTCTATGGGCGGGCCTTTGAAAACGAGGATTTTTTCGAGGTCGATCATATCTTCCCCGCGCTTGGGCATGGAGAAATACAGCACCTCCTGCGCGGATGTTATAGAAGCGTGCCCGCTTCCCATACAGGTGCCGCATTTTTCACCATTGGCAAGTAGGCCATCCATGCATCCCGGAGCCTGACATACGGGCATATACTGCAACCGATGCGGGAACACCTGTTGCGACATCGTAATGTCTAATTCTGAATTTACCTTGATGGACTTTTTCAGCAGCGGGACGGCGGCTTCATACGGCGCAACGTGCGTTTGCCCGGCTGTCCAGGCGTCCCGGTTGTACCCTACCTGCATTGCCGGAACCTCTCCGGCCCCGTGCGGAAGGGCAAATTCAATGAAAAACAGGCGATTTTTAGACTTCAAAAACCCGTCCGTTTCGGAAACGACGAATTCCCCGTCTTTTACCGCCGTGTTTGCGCGGGGGTCTACCTGCGTAACGGTAAAGGTTTCGTTTTCAAGGTAAACCGTATATCGCTTGCCGTCCTCGCCCTTCTTTTGCGCCGTGTCGAACTTGACCTCAGTTTCAACGACAAGGTGCTGAAGGACGTTATTTTGGTAGGCGTAGTCAACGGCTTGACGCGCGGACACCTCGAAGGGATACGGGCGGGCGCGCTCCCGCGTATGGTCGAACGGCTTAAATTCCACGACAACAAACCCGTTCGGGTCGGTTGCGTTCATCTCCAGCCATCTGGTTTTCATGTAGGCGTCCAGCGGCTTTTGCCCCCAAAACCCGGAAACGGAATCCTCCAGCGCAATTGTTTGTGGGTCGTCTGTTTTCCCGCCGTGCGTCAAAATGCGCTGATAATTCGCCCTCGGCACCTTATTGAAAACATCCATAATGTTTTCGGTAACCGTGGTTACGACGTGCTGCGTCAGTGCTACGCGCTGCTGGAAACTTGCGTCGTCCTCGCGCCTGACAAACGGCTTTAACAGGCTGTCCAGGCCATCGCCGGTAACGAGTTTTCGGTAGAGTTCGGAAAGTTCGACCGTCCGATTATACCATTCGTGCCGCGCATCCTTATGGATGATCTCGACGACCCGGGCCAATGCCTGTTCGCGTGTCACAGTGTTTGTTTTGTTATTTTTCGTTGCAAAAACGCTCAAACTGCTGTTCGGCGATCTTGCAAATAAAGTAGTCCATTGCGTCGGAGCAGTGCCCGTACTTCTCGAACGTCTGCCCGCTTACATCGTCTTTCCCCCTTTCCTTCCATTTCAACCCGTTCGGGTCTTGTTTCAGGTAGGTCAGGTCGGTTATCGTGTTTTTACAGCGCTCTGAAATTATGACATCGACATCCGTTTTCCCCTCGAAAATGTTGTTGATGAAGTCCCGCCGCTGTAAAACCGGCGGATTCCTTCTTGTCGTCCTGTCGCTGCCGTTGTTTATCCAGCGGCGAAACTCGCGGGCGGCAATGTCGTAATCTGTCGCGTTCCCCCTCGTGTCCTGATGGTGTCCGCTTGCGTCGCCGTAGAAGAAAATCGTTTCCACCCTGTCCCCGTATTT